GATGATCGGGGTCGCGCCGCGCTTCACCCGCCAGGCATCAAGCCGGTAAAAGTACGGCGACCCGGACTCTTGAGTTTCAAGACCAGACAGCCACGTCAAACCGGCGGGGACGTCGTACTCATACGAAGACCCGTCGGTTGTCAAAGAAGTGTCGAGGACGGACTTGTAGAAGGACGGGAACGTGGCGTCAATGCCGGCGTTCAACGCGTCGAGAATGGCGAGATCGGTGAACTGCGGACGGATCAGTACCGTCGCTCCCGATGTGTGGGAAGCAGCAGTCGAGCCTTGCGAAGCACGTACCACCGTCAGCGACGTATCCGCCACCGACTTGACACGCATGATCTCCTGGTCAACCTGGATGTACCAGTTGGCCGAATAGCGGCTAGCTCCGCCGGAGCCGATCGTGACAGACGTTCCCGAGCTCGCCAGCGAGGCAGAGATGGAGTCAAGGTCAGGCCAGTCACCGACGTAGCGGCGGACACGCTGGACCAGGGTTGCTGCGGTAGTCGCCACTTACTCTCCGAGAAGGTTGGCTGCGATCTCTTGGGCGATCGGCTTCGCGTCCGCAGGACGGTCAGGCCGCGACTGGGCGTGGATCGGATGCTGCCGGCGGACCACAGCAACCTGGTTGGCGTGCTGGGTGTAATCGCCACGGCCCCAATGGGAAGACCAGTCTCTTGCCCCTTCGGTTCTGGGGCGCATCACGCGACGGTCAGCGAGGTTCCTTTGGATGCGCGCCTGCTCGGACTGCTCCGCCTCGAACGCCTCGACCGCCGAACACTCGATGAAGTTGAAGTGGGGTTTCCCGCACGACCTGCAAGTGGGTCTCTTCGACAACGAAGGCTCCTTAGAAAGATGGGGTGCCGGGTGATTGAGGCTCACCCGGCGAAGCCTTGTTACGACTGGCCGACGAGGACCGCCGAAGCGCTCGCGTTGCGAACCTCCTGCGTCCACTCACCGAGCACGCGCCGCTTCTTGCCGTCCGTGAAGTCCACAGCGGCAATCGTGAAGAGACCACGACCGTTGTACGGAAGCGGGTTCACGCGCGACTTGTCGAACAGGAACGCATCACCAGCACGCACACGGGCGTCGATCACAACCTGCACGGAGTTGCCGTGCTGAAGCTGGATCTCGTTGACCATGTACCCCATCTGCTTGTCGGACTCGAGGAGGCGACGGTTTCCAGAATCAAACGTCGCGACACCATGGGAGCCTGCAACCAGATCGGTGCCGATCAGCAGCGTGTCCGCCTGGACACCCTGGTCGATGATCGTCTTGTTCGCGGTGTTCAGGGCCGAGTACGAGAAGGTTCCCGAGGCGGTCGAGTTGCCGTTCGCCTTGATGAACCGGTACAGCCCCTCCATCGTCCGGTACGCCGTGTCAGAACCAGCCGAACCCGACTTCTCCGAGTAGAGAAGCGCACGGGTCAGGTTGATCTTGAATTCGATCGCACGGTTGGCCAGCTGGTGGGCAACCCAGTCCTGGAGCTCGTTGGTCGCCATGCGGCGGGCGAGCTGAGAACCGGTAACCATCAGGTCGAACGAGGACAGGATCTGCGTGAAGTTGTTGAGAACGGACGGGGCAACCGACCGGTCAACACCAATGTCAGAACCTTCCTGCTCGGCCCGGATCACGGCAAGCGTCGAAGCGTCAGCGACGGTCTGGGATGCCGGCGAAGAGCCGTACCCGCCCGAAGCGACGGTCAGGGTGTCGGTCGCGATCGCCGTCACCTGCTTCACCGTGTCCGTCCCCGACGACATATCGACAACAAGGTCGCCGACATGCACGCGGGCACCATGCCCAGCCTTCAGGACAATGGACGTTCCGTTCGACGCAACCGAACCGGAGACGGTGACGGTATCGCTGTTAAGCGCGTCCTCGTTCCAGTAGTGGGTCGGGTCGTACGCCTGCCGACCCATATCGACGCCGAGAGCGCCAAGGTAGGACAGGTCGAAGTACAGAGCCTCAGCCAGAATCGGGGAGATGTCCCTGATCTGAGACCCATCGGTGATATCGAACGATGCGAAGAAGTTAGTGCTTTGAAGAGCCATAGGTATGCACCTCCTTTCGGAGTGGTTTCGGGCACCCGCCTGTCTCTTCGCATCAGTCCGTCAGCTATCGCGCGGTCCGCACACGGTGCGCGCCACGAATCAATGAACGCCGAGGAAGTGATCCCGGGGTGGTAAGAACCTGCGGGGAGTCGAACCCCGCCAGGCTCAGCTAGTCAGGTACAGAACCCAGCGCATACTTGGCCGCTGGGCGAGGGTCCGGATAGTCCGGCGCGTCATGGTCGATAGGGGCGACCGACGCGAAGTTGATGTCGGTGTTGCCGTCCATGCTGGAGCACGGGTTCACACCGTCATATGTGTTGGACGGGCCTTTTGCGACGATGCCGTCGCTGCCGCCCTCAGCGGTACTCGACATTCTCCTCCTACAGTTCGTTGTTGCTGATTAGGGCCTTGGCGACAGCGGCAAGGTTGCGACTGTTTCTGGCCTTCTGGAGATCGTCAGCCTTCTGAGAGGCCGCGCTGGGGACACCGGCAGAGTTCTGGGTCGGCCTGCCCCACGCCTCCTCGAGCTCGGCACGAAGCTCCGCCGCGATCTGCTCACGCAGCTGATCCTTCGCCGTCTTATAGGCGTCAATGTGCGGGGCCAGCAGAGAGAAGTTCTCCTCATGCTGTTTACGCGCCTCACGGAGAAACGCACGGCGGGACTGGGCGTTGATCGTTCCCGGTCTCGACAGCGGCGCGATCTTCTTCGCCTCCGCAGCCCACGCCTTCGCGTTAGCCCGGGCCTTCTGCGTCTCCGTCCACTCAAGCCGCTTCTTCAGCTTCGCGTTCTCGCGGGCCAGCTGCTCCGCATCCACATACTCATCCTCTTCAGGATCAGCGAACGCCACAGCAGGCTCTTCGTCATCATCGAAATCCGGCTCCTCAAGGAACTCCGCGAGATCATCGGGGAGAGACGGGTTCAGGTCAGGCAGTTCCGCAACTTGCGCCTCAGGCGCTGCGGAGTCGTCTGGGCTGCTCGGAGCTTCCTCCGCTACGTCAGGACCGCCGAACAGGTCGGAGATAGTCCCGGCGACAGCCGAAGCGACATCATCACTCAAGGTGACTCCTTTGGTTTACGATGCGGCCACGTCAGGCGTGGCCTTGGGACCGGCAAGAGACGGGCTGGAAAGCCCGGTCGTGCCGAGACTCAACGAAGGCGTGGCAAGCGTGCCCGAGAACACCTTGTTCACACGCGCCTGCGCCTTCTGAACAGCAGACTGAAGCTTCTGACCCATAGCCGAATCCAGGCCGGCACTCTCCTGGCCCAGGGTTTCAAGGTCCTGGTCGGAGATCTGGCCGCCACCGAAAGCCCCGGTGATGTAGCGGAGATCATTCCCGTTCGCCTGCGCATACGCATGGCCCTGGAAGATCTGCCCCACATGGGTCGGGTTGTACCCGGCCTTCAGATAGTCGGAGATCTGCTGCGAAGTGATATCGGTTCCGTAGTACTGCTGGTTCAGCTGCTGGAGGGAGTTCACATACGACCGGTAGTCGGACTCGTTCGAGATGACCCCCTTCGCAATGCCCTCCTGAATACCCGGATAGGTGGTCTTGTACCAGTCGGTTCCTCTAACGTAAGCCATTGCGAGGGCTGTGGCCTGGTTTATGTCCGATGTTGAGCCGAAGATCTGGTTGACCTTCGCCTGCACATCCGGCGGGAGACCGTAGATCCCGAGGAACGAAGACCAGTCCTGCGGTCCAGTAGGCGCCGAGGGGGCCGTCGAACCACCACCGCCGCCGCCTCCGCCATCCCCACCACTCGAGGGTGCTTCGGCCGCGCCGGCACCAACGTTGGTGTTGATGACGATCTGGCCTTGGTTGTTGACGGTGTAGGCGTACGGCTGGGTGTCGCCGATGTTGGCTAGCGCCATCAATGCCTCCCGAGATACGGCAGCGGTCTAGGCAGCGGCCGGGTCTGGCCGTTCTCCGACACCAACGGCGGGGCCGGGTTCGGCCTCGGCGCATAGCCCCCGGTGCTGGATACGTCAGTCACTCCGGTCTGCGTAGAGCCAGGCGGCGGAGTCGTAACTCCGGGCGTCGAGGTCGTGCCGCCTCCAAGCTGATCGCCAGAGGAAAGGATCTGGTTGATCTGGTCCTCCGAAAGCGTCGGCACAGCCCCGGTGATAAGCCCCAGCTGACCCATGAGGGACAGCATCTTCGACTGGTACTCCTGCGAGTTCTTGTAGGCAGGCTGGGTTCTCAACCAGGAAGAGAGTTCGTCCGGCGTCCAGCCGGCCTTCGTCTTCTGAGCCAGCAGCTTCTCGGTCGCAGGATCCGGGTTCCCGTAAATGGTCTGGTAGGCCGACGTGTTCTGGGCCAGGTTCGTCTTGTACTCCGGGCCAGACTCGTACTCTTTCGACTGGCGAAGAACCTGCTCGAACGTGGCCTGGTCCCAGTTGCCGACGATGGCTTTCTTGATGACGCCCTTCAGGTCCCCGCCGGGGTTCCAGGTGTTGCCGAGAATGTTCCTGCCGACGGCGAGAAAGCCTTTGGCGTGCTGTTTGTAGATCGGCGAGTTGGCAAAGGTGGGACGATTGGCGAGGGTGGTTGCAAGTCCCTGGACGCTCGGCGCGTTCTTCAGAATGCTGACGATATCCTTGACCGTCGCAGCCTTGCCCGTATACGCCTGAAACGTGTCGGCGTAGGTCTGCGTCCAGATCTGCTTGAACTGCGACCTGGTGATCGGCTGCCCCTCGTACGTCAGAGCATTCTTCGGGGCCGTCGGGGAGTTGACCACCGACAGTTTCCCCTTCGCCGTAACAATCATCCACGGGTCGGTGTTGTCCTGCTTCTGCGGGGCGGTACCACCCGGAACCTGAGGCCCAGACGCAGAGGGAGGAGCGGTCGAAGAAGTGGTTGAGACGTACTTCGGGTTCCACTTCGTGATCCACTTGGCGTTGAACTGCTGCTGAATTTGCCCGGCCCTGGCATCTGTGGTATTCGGGCCGGCGTTGTAGCGTCCATACCAGTCGGCGGGATGGCTTCCCTGCAAATAGCCTGCATAGGCGGCGGCCAGACGGAGGTTGATGGCCGGGTTTCTCAGGTCGGCCATTGAGATCTTGTGGGTTGAATCCCACGGAAGAACTCCGCCGTTGAAAGCGTTCGGGCCGATGAAGGTTCCTGGCTCTAGCTGGCCAATGCCTACTGCGCCCATGTTCGAGTCGCGCTCGTTAAAGTTGCCGCCGGACTCGTTCAGGACAAGCGCCCCGAACGTGATCGGGTCGATGTTCTCAGCCTTCGCGGCTGCATAGATCGCCGCCGCGTTCGTCTTGAACGCCTTGTAGCCATGGGCCGCCCAGTAGTTGACGAACTGTTCCCACGGCGTACCCTTAGCCCCGCTTTTGCTCGCCGGCTTTGGCGGGATAACGAACTTGGGAGGGGCTTTAGCCACTCGTACTCACCAACGTGTTCAGAAAGTTTGGCCCGTACAAAGAAAGCTCATTGCGTAGAGCCGGCTGTGATTGAAGCCACGGCTGAACCTCTGTCTCCACGTAGTTCCTCCACGACTTCTCGTAGTAGTTCCGGTTACCATTCGCCTTGATCGCCTTCGACAGCTGCTTCGCCGGGCCGCCGATGTACTGGTCGAACTGCGCCTTCTCCGTCTTGGGCATCTGCTGATACAGGGTCGTGCGCTCGTAACGGTCCACCTTCGGCTGCTGCGCGAACAAGTAATCCTTGTAGAACCCCGGGTACACCTTGTCGATCTGCTTGGCAAGCGACGTCTTCTGCGAAGCGACGAGAGAGGAGTTGCCTGGGTTCTTGTTGTATTCGCCTACGGTGTCGTAGTAGGCAGACCAACCCTGCGACACACCAGGACTAGTCTTCACACCAAGCAGCGTCTTCTCGTAGGACGCGATGTGTGACCAGTCGCCAGTCACGGCCTGGGCCAAAGCCTGGTGTCTCGTCGGCCCGGGTAGCCGAGCCCACCCGATCTGCACAACAGACGGGAACTTGATCCGCTTCCCGTCCACGTTGATGTAAACAGGATGGTCGTGGCTGTCTTTCCACGCCCTAAGGCTCGACCGGAGAGCGTCCTGCTGATCCTCCGGAGCAAGGGCGATAGCGTTCGTCTTCGCCGTCCGCTGCTGAATGTACGGAGTCACATACTTCGAGTAGTACTCATCCTCCAGCTTCGCCGGGGCATCCTTCGGGTAGGCGTAGAAGGGAGCGAGGATCTGAGAGATGGCGGACAACCTAGTCTTTACGGACTCCAGGTCCGCGTAGCCGAGCTTCTTCGCGGCTGCGAGGTTGTTCTTCACCAGCGCCAGCCTGCGAGACTCCGCCTGGAGCTGAACCACTGTCTCGCCGACGGTGTGGCCGTTCAGCTTCGCCGGGGGAATGTTGGGGAAGACCTGGTGCAGAAACGCCCTGGACGCATACGGGTCGCCCTCCAAAGCCTTGCCCCACGGCCCCGGCGTCACCACCTGGTTGTCCGACACCTTGCCGGCCGGGAACTGGCTATTGCCAGGCCAGGTTGCGGCGTCCTCGAGCTGAAGCTTGTTGATCGTCTTCGCCCACTGGGCCGACAGCTTCGACTCGTTCTCCAGGTCGGCGGCTGTCACCTGGCCGTTCTTCAGGATCCCCTGGTACACCTGCTGGCGTGAGTTGGCCAGCGCGTTCTGGGCGGCGTTGAACTGGTCCCACAGCTTGTTGTTGTGGAGGAACACCGCAGGGTCTTCGTTCACCCCGAAATGCAAGGCAACCTCTGGATGCTGGTCCAGGAATTCCCGCTTCTTCACCGGGTTGACGATGTGGCCGTACTCGGAGAGCAGTTTCTGGACGCTCCCGGAGACCTTCTGGTCCGCCTTCGTCACGGTGACGGGGAGGAAAAGGTTGGTGTTCCAGAACGTCGAGGCGGTCTGCCCGACAAGCACATGCCTAACAGCGTCCTGCTCTGTCGGCCAGTCGCCATGCTTGGCTTTGTAGAAGGCCGAATACTCATTGACGGCGTGGAAGAACTGCTGCTGCTGCGACGGAGAAAGGCCAAGGGTCACCGAGTCGGCCGTGGCGGGGATCTTCCCGGAGGTGACGCCGGCAAGCTTGATCGCCCAGAGCTCGGCCTGGTCGTCGCGCGTGACGAGGTTCCCCGAGGTTGAGGTCAAAGACCCCAGCGCATCGTTCACAGCCCCGGCAGGACCATGGCCTTCAAGGATTCCCTTGCCGTACTCGAACGCGCCCTGCACCACAGGTGATGTCTGCGGGTACTCGGTGGCGTTGGCCCAGAACAGTCTCGCGGCCGGGATCGCCAGGTTGTACCCGGCAACCGACAAGGGCAGTTTGAGGTTGCCGTTCTTGTCCAGGTGGTCTTGGGCGTCGCCGACCAGCGCGTCCAGTCCCGGCCTGCGTGCGGCCTGGCGGAGAATCCATGTCCAGTACAGCCGGTGCTTGGTCGCGAAGTATGAGAGCCACCGGAGGTTCTGCTCAACCTGGAGCATGTTGGAGAAGTCCAGCATGTGGTAGACGGTCTGCGCCTTGGCCAGGTCCGCCGCCACCGGCACGGCGTCCTTCATCTCCCAGCCGGCCTTCGTCAGATCATTGACCGTCGAGTAGAGAACATGGTCGTAGATCTTCCCACGGTTCCACTTGTTCGCCGTCATCAGCCTCCCGATCCACGCCTGCATCACATCATCGAACTGCTTGCGTGGAACGAGGCCATCACGGACGGGGAAGTTCATCTGGTTGTCGTCAATCCACTTGCCGAGCTTCTGATCGGCCTTCGGGCCAAGGCTTCTGATGAGAAGCGCCTGAGCGTCGCCGAGCGGGTCGGTCATGCCCTGCTCGAACCCGGCCTTCTCTACATCCTGGTAGCGCTTGTAGAGAGCCTCGGCAGCCTCCGTGGCTGTCAGCCCTCCGAAGCGAATCGGCTGCGGCACAGCACCTTCGGGCCAGCGGACATACCGGACATTCCCTTTTACTGCGACCTCGGCCCCGGTTGGAAGCTCAAGGCCATCCGGGATCTTCTGGAACTTGGTCGAAGGCGTGAACGTGCGGGCGTCCTTGTACAGCAGAGACTGGAGTTCTTTGTCGTTCTGGATCAGGTCAATCATCGGTCCGAGATCGCTGGCCGTAGACGCCTGGTACGCCTTCAAAGCTCTTGAAGAGATCAGCCGACGCAGATACCCTCCAGCCGCCTCCTGGGCAGCCTTCGTTTCCAACGGGCGGTTGGTGGCAAGGTTGAGCTTCTCGCCCGTGTTGAAGTTCACCGTGTCGGTCGGCTTCTGGCCGGTGATGTAGCGGTTCTCACCCGCAACAGCCGAGTCGCGGTTCACGCCCAGCAGGCGCAACGCCTCAGGGTCTTCTTTGGCGTACGCCTCGACGGCCGCCTTCGCACCCTTGAGTTCCCCGGTGATCCCGAAAACGCCGCCACCGCCAACCACCCGGCGTGCTGTGTCGGCGATGGCGTGCTTGTACAGCAGAGACTCACCGAACCCCGGAACAAGCGGGAAGATCAGCGGGTTCGGAGACCCCGAGACGATCACCTCGCGGTGAAGGCGGCCGGCCTTGTTCAACGCGGCGTTGATGCTCTGGGCGCGAGTCTCGATCGATTTGGGGAAGGTGAGATAGGTTCTGGATTCGGACTCAATCTGCGGACCCTGCGTGGCCTCGAGCGGCGTCCTGGCAATCTCGGAATCAGGGTGCGCCTTCGCGTACAGGGCGCGCATCTTGTTGTTGAGGTCCGTGATTCCCTGAACGTCGTCCTTCGCCCGGAGACGAATGAAGTCGTCACGCAGTCCGGCCGCGACCTTCTGGTCTTTCAGGTTCACCCGAGCCCAGTTGTAAACATCGTCCGGTGTGCGGGTGTCGAAGATCGCCCTGCGCTCGTTCGCCGGAGCCGCACGGGCGAACTGCTGACGGACCGAGGCGACAAGATCAGCCGCATGGGATGTCGCCCCAACCTGCTTACGCGCCCTCATCGAGTTCTCGAAGTTGTCGAGAACGCTCTTGACAGTCTGGTGAACCTTGGACGCGGTGGTCCCGATACGGCCAGGGGTCGGAAGATCCTTGGTGCGCAGCGAGTTAAGAAGCGGCCCGTTGATCCTCGCTTCGCCGACGGTTGTGTGTCCCTGCGCGTAGAGCTCGGACACATGCTGCTGGAACTGCTGCTGGGAAACCGAGCCGTCCTTGACGCCGGATTCAAGCGCAGCCGCCAGGTTCTCAGCTCCACGGCCACCTTCGAGCGAAGCCACAGCCCCGCCAAGATCGCCCTTCTTCAAAGAGTTGAAGGCGAAGGCGCTCTTGTTCTGGAGATACCTGGACGAGCTAGCGGAGGCGATGTCGCCGGCAGCGACCTCTTCCCCGGTGAACTTGGCGGAGCCGATCCACAGGTCCACCGCCGCGTTGAAGATCGGGGCGGCCTGCTTGGAGAACGGGATCCAGTCCTTGTCTGTGCCGAGGTTAGGGTCAATGACTCTGGACCACGTCGGCTTCTCGAACAGAACCTTCGCAGCCTTCTCGCGCGCCTGCTTCTCCGTCAACCCCTCGCCGGTAATCGCGGTTCCGGGGATCGAGACGTTCTTCGGCATGATCGCCTGCATGTAGGCGGTGACATACGACGCGTCGATCTTCGCCTGATCCACCGTGCCGGCGGCTTCGTTAAACACCAGCCCGGCCGTGTTAGTGATTACATTCAGCCCAACAGTCGGGACGTTCGCCCAACCCCAGCCCTTCGTGTTCCCGGACAGAAGATTGATGACCGCCGCGCCATGTGTTCGGGTGTCGAACAACGCCAAAGGCTGATGGGCGATAAAGTTCGCCAGGAACGGCTGCTTCTTGATCGCAGCCTGCTTCGTCTTCCAGGCGTTGATGAACGCCGACGTGTTGCTGCCGAAGTGGTTGTCGTGGGCAAGCCGAACGGTCTGCTGGCGGAAGTACTGCGGCGACGTCTGATACTGGCCGAGGGCTTTGGCCCAGTCCTGGTTGATGAACCCCGACGACGGCAGGTTGGCGAAGTAGTCCGGAGCCACCTTCTTCAAGGCATCCTGTGCTGCCCGGACGGTCGTGACGCCCTGGGCGACACCCTGGCGCGCTCTCAGCGCAGCCGTCGTGTCAAGATTCTCCGTTGAGGCAGGCTTGCCATAGCCCTGACTGACAAGCCCCGGGTTTTCACCAGGGCGCGCGCCAACCAGCGACTCGCCGAGAACGTTCTCCTGCTGGTACTGCTGAAGGGTTTCCCCACCAACCTTTAAGGGTTGAGCGGCTGCGGGATGACCCTGGGCGTAGGAGACCGCATTCCAGAACTTCTCGACATCGTTGTCTCCGATTGGAAGCATCCCCATCGCCACCCAGGGATGCTGCTTCTGGAGGGCCTGGTACTTCGCCATAGCCGGCGATGTCGGGTTCGGGGTGGCGGCAACGTTCGGCGTGGACGTCTTCTCGTTCGCGATCAGCCGCGCTGCAATAGGGTTGTTCTGCTCCACCAGCCCGTCATGCCGGACCACCAGCTGCTTCTCCGGCGGTGTGCTGTTGACCGCGCCGCGAGCTCTGGCGGCAAGCGGATCTTTCGGAACCGTAAACAGCTTCGAGAAATCCCCAGTATTCAGCGGCGACTTGGCAAGATCAAGAACCAGCCCCGGTGTCGGCGGCTGGCCGTAAGAGTTCTGGTAGTCGTCGTGGACAGCCTGGACCCGCTGATTGAACTGCTGGATCCCGCCGTTGAACCCGTGCTGCTGGAGAATGGGATGCGGCGGCTCGTCAACCGGCTGCTGAGGCTGCTGAACCGGGGCCGGAACAACCGTCCTCGAGCGGCGGAGAACAATCGGCTTCTGCGGAGGTGCTGCCGGAGGGGCGACCGGGACGTTGCCTTTCTTCAGCCCCGCGTTAACATCACCCTTACTGAGCGGCACCCGTTCCTCCTGCTGCCATCTGTGCGTTGTTCAAAAGCTGCTGCGTATCCGGAGACAAGACGTCCGTGCTGTCAGCCACCTGCTGCCACAGCTGCGCCGCCTCGACCGGATGGGTGGTGTAACTCACCGAGCCGGGAAGCGAAGCCCCAGGGGCACCGATAGACATTTCGTTCGGCAAAGCCTGCTGGACAGGCGGAACAATCGTCGGCTGCTGCTGGCCGTTAGGCTGAACCTGGTCTCCCGGAGCCATCGGCGTAGGCTGAGGCGTATTCGTAACCGTGTGGGCATGCGTCACGAAGTCATAGAAATCCTGACCGGCCTGGCTTGGCTTGGTGCCGGAGCCAATCCCGCCGATCGGCTGCGAAACCGGTGTGCCGTTCCGAGCAAAACCAATCTCTGCCGCGCCTCCAACAGTTACAGGCTGCCCAGCCTTGACCCGTTGATTAACGCGCACCAACGGTTTGGTTTCTGCGTAGTACACCTCGCCATATGTGCGTCCGTTAACGGTGATCGGGTGGTCAAGCACAATGTAAACACCCCAGTCATCACCTGGCTCCATCCCGACAAAACCATGGCTGATCTTCACAACCGTCCCGGAGCCTACGGCTTTGTATGGCTCCGACTGGCTCCAGTCAACTCCCTGGTCGATGCGCGCGTATTTGGCGTTCTTCCCGATCGGGCTAACCCTGGTTGCCAATCTGTGCCTCCTGGGCCATCTGCTGAACCAGCGGAGAAGCCCCCGGGATAGAAGAGATCTGAGCCCACGTCGCGGCCAGCTGGGCGTCATACGCCACCGGCTGCGTAGGAGGCCCCGTAGGAGCCGGGGGCGGCAGAACCGACACCGGAGCAGGCTGGGGCCTCTGAGGGCGCGAGGCGCGCTTCTGTGCCCTCCTAGGGGCATTCAGAGCAGCAGCCGCAGACCCGGCCGTCGGGGCGGACCTTTGAAGGTCGCCCTGCTTCTGCTTGTCACCGTAAACAGGGGGGTTCTGGACGAACCCGTTCCAGTTGACAGGGCTGTTCTGGCCAGACGGGTTAGCCATCAGCGCCTCCCAAGCTTCCACCTGTAAACAGGAGAAGCGAACCTACCGAGCCCGGACGAAGACGGAGACAGCGGCACCGGGGAATTAAGGAGCGTCATGTTCTCGAACGACTCCTCGTCGTTGTTGAACCCGCGCGAGGTGACCGGGGACGGCTGATACTGGATCGCGAATGTTCCTCCCGACGGAGCAGCCGCCGAGTGCTTGAACAGATGGGCTTCCTCGAGAACCGCCGCATACGAAGCTGTCTCAGAAGAGTTGAAGAACGGCTCCCACAGGTTGATGTACGCCCACCATTCCGACGTATTCGGGTTCCAGGTGAGCAGCCGAGGAGAGAAGTTAGGGCCAGAGTCGGTCTGCTTGATCCTGCCGGCCGGGGTTGAGCCGGTTGTGAATCCAGTCAGGCCGTGATACAGCTCGAGCGAAGTCCCAGAGACAACCTTCCGGATCTTCGACGTCGAATAGGTGTCGTTGTCATCCGCTCCAGAAAGAATCACGGTTGCGTCAACCGAGAACCCTGTCGTAGACCCGACGGTCACAGTGCGTCCAGGAGCAGAACTCAAGTTGGCGGTAAGAAGCTGGTCCGTGCCAGACGGCGGCGAGTAGTAGGTTGCATCCTTTGTCAGGCTTCCAAGATCTGTGCCGGTAGCACGCATGAGATGACATGTCCCGGAGGCGTCATGTCCCTCATACCAGACTTCCCATTGCTTGTTGTAGAAGACGATCGCCATACCCCAGCACGCCTTCTCATCGTTCGCGCCCGAACCGCCGACGTCCAGAACAACACCCTGCTTCGTCCACGTCCCGGTCGGAGAAGAAGCCGTCGCGTAGCCGATCCGGTTCAGACCGTCGGCGTTCTTCATCCCGGTGTAAAGCATCTTCCACCGCTTCGCGGAGTTCGTCTCGTTCAGGTCGCAGACGACGCAGGCGAACCCCATCTGCTTGTCGTCAAAGCTTCCGGAAGAGCCAAGCGAAAGGATCGGGTTGGACCCGAACCGCGTCCAGGTTCCCGACTGCCCCGTCCCCGCGGAGACGTGCGATGCAGAAGCTACGCAGATACTCTTGTTGGCCCCGATGCCTCCGGTTGAGCCGGTGTAGAACATGTAGTCGGTGGAGTTGCCGTCGTAAACAACCCACGGCTCCTGCACTTCGCTGTTGTCCGGGGACCCGCTTCCGAGGTCCAGCGCCCATGAAGTACGGTCGTCAGGGACGTAGGTGAGCGCGTCGTAGGAGTAGAGGTGGCGGATTCTGTGCGCCGACGCAAGGTTTGCCTTGCCTGCGGCCCACGCATCGACAACGGTGTTGCCGGACGGCGCTTCCGCATACCGCACCCATTCAACCCGGGTGGTTTTCGCGGTGGAATCGTCGTTGTAAAGCTGGCCGATAGCCAGCCACACATTCGAGTTCGACCGGGTGGAAGACCAGTTCGTCCAATCCGACAGCATCGACAGCCGCCAACCCTGGCCGCTATCCCACGTGCCGGCGGTGGCGAAAGTCTGGTGCCAGCCGAGCAGCCGCCAGCGAGAGTTCACACCGTCAAACTCAACCCCGAGGATGTAGTAGTCGTCAAGCTGGGCCGGGGAGATCGACATCAGCGACGACGAGTAGGTGGATGTCCACGACTCTCCGCCGGACGCACCGCCCCAGAAGTGCTGGGTTCCCGACGAATCCCAGTACCAGTCGAAGATGCAAGTGCCGGTTTGTGTTGCGTGCGCTCGAGCGGCCAACGTCTTGGCGACGATGTTGGTAGAGGTGTCCGCCGCCGGGGCAGACGCCCCGTTTACCAGCCACACCGTCGGAGACCCTCCGCTCAAACCTGAGGTTCGGTTAACGGCGATCGTCCACAGTTGAGACTTGGTTTTGTCGAGCTGCGTCTTGTAGTAGATGAACGCCGCACTATCTGCCGGGGCAGAACATTGGGCGTATGAGTCTGTGACCGTTACCGCGCCGGTTCCGGATGTGACCGACCCCCACTTTGTCGAATCCAGAGACGACCCCGAAAAGTGGTCGAGGAAGCTATTCCCACTGAGGGTCGGGAGTTGCGGAAAAGTCATTGAACCTCACTCCGGGCTGACAGATGGATCTAGCACCTCCGCCGACTGCCAGGGAAGACGCCACATGAAATCGTTCGGGAAAAACCCGTTCAGCGTGTACGGCTTCGGAAGCCCTTCCCAGTAGTACGACTGCGGGCTGCGGAAACGGAAAGCACAACCCCCGCCAGTGCGGTCGGTGATGAAGAACCCGAACCTCTGGATCGCCTTGCCGAGCTTCTTGACCTGCATCGACACGTAGTCGGACTCGTTCAGGTACGACCAATCCCATGATGCGGGGAATCGAACCCGGCATCCTTCGCGGATCCATGTGTCTGGTTCCTGGCCGTCCGTGCGGTGGGCGGGAAGAAGGGCGGTCGTGGAAGCATTTCCTGACACCATGTGGAGCGGATGCTTGATGACATCCGTGTCCGTAGAGGCCCACTCTTCGGGGGTGATGATCCCGCCGATCATCGGAAGCCCCGTAGCGGTGTGGCCCCAGGTGTAATCCTCGATCTGGACGCCGCTGGCGAACAGGTTCTTGTACGTCCCCTTCCGTCCCCAGACCGACAGCATCCGGCCGCCGCCATAGGCGAGCCACTGGTACGGCCTGCCCTGCGGGTCGGTGCCGGACACGTTCTCAGCCACCCACAGTTCCCAGTAGCTCCCCGTGGAGGGCTGGTAGATGACCAGAGACTTGTCCGAAGACGTGTCCACGTTCGCCCCGACTGGGATCGGGACACCGGCCATCAGCACCTCATGGAGTTCGTCCATCGCCGGCCACGACGTCCCCGTAAGAACGTTGTGCTGCGCCACCGGGACAAGGGGCTGGTCGGCGGCGACGACGTAGACCGGAGACGCGCCGGTGTCGAGGTTGAACCACGCCTTCCCCGGAACCTGCGGCGACAGGGGGTTAAGGCTCTTCCCGTCGCTCGAGGGGCTCGAGATGTCAAGCCCCATCTGGGAGATCAGGTTCGCCACCCATCCCGACGAGCTCGCATGGAGCGGTGCGGAATCAGCGAGGAGGTTGTTGCTCCAGAACGAGTCCGGGGCGAAGACCGTTTCCGGCTGGAGAAGTCTGGAGCCGGGTGACGGCTCCGGGGGCGCTACGCTCCTGGGCCGTTTGACAGCGACATTCACGAAGCCGCCGTGAAAGCAAACCGGTCAAGCGTGGAAGCATCAGACGAGTTCCCGCTGGTGCTCCACGGGCCGGAGCCCACGGTGTAGATACACGCCTCGGACGTCCAGCCCAACGTGGCGCGGGCGTTCTTCGTCGTCCACGTAACACCGTCCGGGCTGGTCTCGAAGTAAAGCTGGTCGGTCTCCCTGACCCGCCAGAACTTGTCCACCGAAGGATTGAAAGCCGCCGTCGTCTGGGTAGCCGAGAACGCATACGTCGTGAACGTGAACGTCCCGGCTGCGGCGGACATGTTGATGTAGTGGTTCGAGTCAGCCGCCCGTCGGATCCTGAATGTGCCGGTCGTGTTGTAGCCGCTTGTAGGGTTGCCGAAGTGCGTCCAGTTCGTCTGGACCTGCTGTCCCTGGAACGGCGACTGGTCGATAAGCTGGAGCGACGCCGACGGAACCGTGGAGGGGAAGACGGCGTTGCCGTTCCCGTCCAACGCCACAGCCGACTGGGCCACCCAGATGTTCGTGTCAACAGTGGTGCCGTTGAAATCGTCGGTGGTGAGATCTCCGGGGATGACCACCGTGTCGGTCATCAGGAACTTGTTCGTCTCCACCACCAGAACGTCGTCGTCTGCGAACGTGACACCAGGCCAGATCTCCTCAACAACCGTACGAGGCTGGCCACCTTCGGGTCCCACGACAACCGTGGTGCGTTCCACATATGCCTGGTCTGTGTCGGCGAACGTCTCGCCGGGGAACAGCGGGGAAAGGAGCGAGCGGACGTCGCTCATGGCAGCGGCGCGGCGGTAGTGGACTGGGCGAGCAGCTCGTTGTTGGAGAACGTGTCCTGCGAGTAATCGCAGGTTCCCGCGTAGCAACCCCATCCGTTCGCCCCTACACCCTCTGAGAAAGCCGAGTTGGTGATCGAGACGCCAGGGAAAGTGCCGTCGAACTGAACAGAACTCTGGCCGTCACATGCCAAAGGATTGTTGTTCTGGTACAGCCAGTTGACCGGACAGCCAAAGCTGTCGTGGTCGAACGTGACGTTCGTGATCGGAGCGCCGTTGATCGGCTGGATCTGAACGTTGTAAACCACGTTCGCCTGGAACACGGTGTTCTTGACGGTCAGGCCAGAGACGCCGGCCAGGAACAGACCACCATCGTGGCAGTCTGAATCAATCCTGCCTGAGTCACCGTTCTGGTCATGGATCGTCAGACCATCAAGAGTGACATTGGTCGGGTTGTAAACGATCCCGCTAGCGGAGCCGATCTTGTTCTCGAAGCCGTTGCCCTGAAGCGTGGCGCAGCCGGTCGAAACAGTCGCCGGGCCAACATCCAGGTTCTTGAACGTCGCCGTATCGACGTTGAAAACACCGAACGACGTCGAATGTGCGTCCTGAACAGTTACGTGGTCCGGATGCTGGGTTGCTGAATCGGCCTCGGTGTCGATGTAGCCGGTGGCGTTGAGCTGGTTGTTTCCCTCGATAACCAGGTCGTTGCCGTGGATCTCGAGCTTCGAGACCGTGGCCGGGCCGTCAACCCGGATCGTCACCGGAGGCTTGCCGGAGTTAGCCAGGTCAGCCCGGTATGCGATCACCTGGTCGCCGTAAGAACCAGCCTGAACCGAGATCACAGACCCCGGGGCGGCCGCCTGGTAGGCGTCGTTCCAGGAATCTCCTGGTTTCACGACGATCTGGGCCGTGGTCGTAGTGGGAGTCGTCGTGGTAGTGGGCGGAGGAAGCGGCCGGGTCAGCGACCCGGAGCTGCCGATCAGCAACGCATCCACCTCGTAGGTGTGCGTACCGGCGGGCTTGCCGAACGACACCTCGTTCAGGCTGCCGCTCCAGGTGTTGGAGACACGCACGCCGTCGCGCTTGAACTCGTAGCCCTCAGCGCCGGCAGGAGGCGTCCAGCTGACGACAAGACCTGTTGCCGTTTCGCTCTCGACCCTCAGCGTCAGCGCAATTGAGGCCGAGCTCTTATCAGACGGGATCGCGAACGTCGCGATCAGGCCAGCCGCGAACAATGTCGCGACAAGCGAATACTTCTTCAAGGAGTGTAGGTCCTTTCAGATAGCTATGTAAGGGAGGACTTATGCGTAAGCGATTGTGATGTCGGCGTTACCGCCGGAAGTCACAACGGTCAAGCCCTTCTTGCAGCGAACGCCGTAGGCGAAGTTCCCGGTCGCGGAGGCGTCAATGGTGGCGATCTTGTTCCCGGAGCCGGCCGTGTTGTCGTACACGGTGGCGACAGCCAAAGACGCCCCGGTGTTCACCGTTAGTCCGATGAATTCACACGGCCCACTAGCAACAACCGTCGTGGCCGTGGTCGTGATGTTTGAGTACTGCCAGGTCCACATTCAGTGTTTGCCTTTCATTCGGAAGAACCGTGTGTGGGGAGAGAAATGACTTGCGTTACCAGAAGAGCCTCCGCTTACAATCGACCCGCCGCCGAAATCGTCAACTCGGACTGTCTGGTTTTTCACCGCCAGCCCGATAGAGCCTCCGGTTGTGTACTTGGTTGTGTCGGCGGAAATGTCATACGTGGTGACGGAATTCCAAGTTGTGCCGTCGAAGTAGTAACCAGTCAACGTGTTGCCTACGGCTGTAAACCACAGCTTCTGTCCAGCCGTCAATGTTTGGTTGGCCGAAGCGAGAGCCGTCGCAGATCCAGAGTCGAGACGCTGCAAAGCAAACGTCCCAGGAGCACCATGTGTGTAGATGAGCCGATACCCGGAAAGAACCGACGATGGTGTGCCCTGCATGCGCACAAACAGCTCGACAACCTCGGTTGATGCCGGGAGAGTCGAAACGGTGACGAACGCCTCTTCGTCCGCGTTGAACGTCGAAACGTTCCAGTAATCCCCGCCGGTCGCCGACGCGGCGCTAGCGGTGGCGTTGTCGGTAGCAGCGAGCGCCTTCACGTCAAAGCTGAACCCCGAGAACCTTGTCCAGTTCGCGCTCGGAGGCGCAGCGTCAACAGCGACTGTGAAGGAGTCGAGGACTGACGTTGTAGGCGCAGCCATTTATTTTCCTTGTGGAGGAGGCGACCCCGGAGGAAGCATCAAGGCCGGCGACATCTCCTGGCCGCCACCAGACAACGTTGCAACCGGCGCACCGCCAGGACCGCCAGGCTGGCCCGGAACACCCTGCGGGACACTCAGAAGCGGATGCGGGACAGGAGGAGCGTGTTCCGGCCTCGTGCCTTCGATGTAGGCGACAGCCTGGTCCTCGGTCGGGCCGGCAGTGTCGGGGCTCGAGAGCTGCTGCAAATAGAACTGCATGACGCCCTGCTGGATCTGCTCCGACAGGATCTCTTCGTCCATCGCCTCCGAGTCCGGCACGCCGATCTGGTTGCGGATGAACCGGTCGGACACAAGGCCGCCGCCCTTCGCCTGGAGCCACATGACCAGCTTCTCATGCTGGTTCATGGCCGGCGAGAACACAACCTCGTTATGCCCAGAGCCGATCAGCTGGGAGCCTTTGACGTTGAAACCGGCGCGGCTGCCGTTCATGTCCAGGGAAGACGTCGGGACGGAGGCGTGAAGGGTAACCTTCTCGTCATGGAACAGGGTTTGGCCCATGTGGATCGCCATCTGGTTCCACTCCGACAAACCCATCCCGATACCCGACTGGACCATCTCAATCGTTGAGCCTGTCCCCGCGCCCTGGAGCTCGGAGATCGCGGCACCGGTGACGATCGAAGAAGCCGGGGATGCGCCGAAGTTAACGGGCGGCATTCCGGTTGCTTCCTTGATCGTGTTGGTGTTCTGGCCGATGAAGCCGATCTGTGACGCAAGAGCCTGCACCGGGGGATGCAGCCACTCTGCTCCGCCGCCCTGGTTGATCGGGATCACCGACCCCGGCCCGCGCATGATCTCCTCCGGGGCCTTCGACGGGTCGATCAGCACCAGGGTCGGAAAGACGTTCTCGAGGACGGCCTGGAAGAGGAGCGAGTAGAGGGCGTTGCCCATCTCGTTCAGGTTGATCGCCTGCTCCACCGCCCCGTGGCCAAACACCTCACCGGGGACTTCGATGAACTTCAGATGCTGGAAGATGTTGAAGCCGAAGTTGTGCTCGACACCCTTCAGCCTCTGGCCACCGACATAGAGACAGTACTCGCTTTCGCTCGAATACTCGTAGACGTCAACGAGCGGGTCAGAGGGTTTACCCCTGCGGAGGAGGCTCTTCGACGGCTGAGCTTCGCGGACATAGTTCGGGTACTTGCGGGCGACGGTCGAGTCGCGCTCCTGCCATTTGAAGATGACGATCTCGTCCTCTGTCCCACCAAAAGAACTTACGGGGTAGGCGTGTTCCGGAGAGCGCACGATCGGCACAGCATGGCCGCGCTCGAAATCCGGGAAACACCCGAGGAAACAATCACCCATCAGCGGAAGGAACCAGCCGATGTCCCTTCTAAGGATGCGGTTCATCTTCCCTGACCGCCACAGGCCATACAGGTAGCGTTCCTTCAGCGTCGCCTGCTGCTTCCTCGTGTCCGTCTCCGGAGGATCCACGTACATCTGGATCATCGGCGTCGGGGAGATGAACGTCTGGTACTTAACGCAGACTTCCTGGACGATGTTGTGAACCAACTTGATGTCCGGGAAGGCCGCCTGGGAGTTCTTGCCCAGATCCCGGAAGATGCTTTGGATGGATCTCTGTCCCGAGGCTTCTGTTGCCAGCCTCCAGTAGTCTCCATGCCAGTAGCGGCGGAGCGCGCGGAAGGCTTCGTGCCGGATCTGGTACTCGTCCTCATGCATCCCGACCAGATCGCGGATGTCTTGAAGGTTAACCGCCAAGCGACGCTCCAGTTTCGTAGTAAGGGTTCTTCATCACACGCACGCCGGCAGGACGGATGGACCCGAACGACTTCTTGCCGCCCTGTGTCAGCCGGTTGAACGACACGTATTTCGGGGCGGTGACCTGGGCCTCACGCCACGCAAACCAGAACGCCATCACGGTGTCCGTGAACCGGCCCGGGTACATGATCAGCTCGTCAACCAGCTGCTTCATCCGCCCCCGGGAAGCGTTGTCACCCCACGGGATATGAACCTTCCCGTCTTCGAACCATGGAGCCATACGCTCCACGCCGGTTTCCGGGTCAGGCTTGTTGGTCCGGGTGGTGTAGTGCGGGACGATGTTGTACGCCAGCCCCTGGTCGATCTGTTCCTGGTCGATGGCCTGCATCAGGCCGGCGAACGCAGAGTTCGCCTCAACCACAGACTTCAAGGCGTTGTAGTTCTGATGCTGCTCAACGATGTACTTCACCTGCTGGGGAAGCGTCATCTGGTCGCGATGAAGGTCCACAACCCAATAACAACGTTCATGCTCCTTACACGACCCAACCGCAAGGGTTACGTGGGCGCAGAACTTCCTTGACCTGGTGATACCTACAGCGGGGTCGAATCCGCAGTAGACACGCCAGTTATCCTCGATGTCCCCGACGTGGTAGGAGGTGTCTAGACAACCCGGGTATTTCGTCTTCCCGATGTAGCCGCCCCGGATGTACTCCTCCCGGAATACCATCCGCGACGGGTCAACGGCGATGTTCCTGTACCGCTTGTTGAAGTCCAACGTTCCCATCGACGCCTTGCGTTCCATCAGCCAAAGCATCGGCCGCTGCTCCGGCCACAAGGCTTGTTCCTCATGCTCCATAAAGGCTTGGCAGGAGCAGTTCTCACACGACCCCTCACCGTCGTGGCGGTGGATTCGTTCCCGGTGCCCGCAGGTGCAGATGCGGACGATGGCGTCCTCGCGCTGGCGGACATAGAACTTGTGACCCTCGAGCTCCCCGGACGGAACCTGAAGGTCGGTCAGATCGTGGTAAAGATCCTCCGGATGGAATAGCGTTCCGACAACCGTGAGTCTTCCGTGCGGAGACATGGTTTCCGGGCCAAGGTTGAACCATTCCCTGACCTTCTGCCGTTGCTCCGGGGTTGAGGAGTTGACGTCGGTGATGATGTCGTCGCAAATCACCCAGTCGGCGCGGTAACCGATAGCGGTACGCGCCTGACAGCCGAACGCGGCAATGTTCGAGGACTTGTCCATCCTCGTCCTGCCGGCAACATCAAGCCGGTCCAGCGACCAAGCCTTACGGTCGTCGTCGGATTTGAACGGGCCGAAGTCCCGGATCAGCTTCTCATTGCCGACCAGTTCGAACTCGATTGCCCGCATGATGCCCCGGGCGTCATCCTGGTTCTTCGTGATGATCGCAACCCGGATATTCGGGTCGGTACACAAAGCCCAGATCGGGAGCAATGTGGAAACCAGCGTCGTCTTCCCATGCGCGGCGGGATACAGGATCAGCCCGCGCTTCTCCCTCGTTGCCGTCGTAATCAGGCGAAGATGGAAGTCCTTCAGCTCGTCAACGAGATGGTCAAAGTAGTGGAGGAGGAAAAGATCAGGATTGTCGAGAAGCTGTTGCTTCCATGTCTGCACCCTGTTATGCTCCGCCCGTGTTCGAGAAGTGGACACCGCTAGGGGCGGCCATATATGGGGCGTGGGCAACGCTGGTCATCGGCTTCGGGGTCTGGGTGTTCTTCGGCTAGCTGCCGAAGTTGGACTCGGCCAACTGGGTCTTGATCGAGTTCACCAGGCTCCCGTAGCCGTTAACCCCGCTAAGAGGTCTGTTCGCCAGATTCGCGTCGCCGGTTCGGCGTGCAGTAGCGAACTGCTGCGCCGCACGCGATTCCGCATTGGCGTTCGCAACCTGCCTTGACAGGGCCGAGTTCAGCCTTTCGGTTTCCACGGCACGCTTCAGCGCCACATTCGTCCGTGGCCCCTCGGCCCCGCACAGATAGCAGTCCGGAGCACGGGCATCGATCCATTCGTTGCACTCCTTGCAGAGCCGCTGGTTAGGGGTGTCTTCAGTCAAGGGTCTCCAATGCTGCGTCGATAGCCGCCAGACGGAACAGCGCCCGTTCACGCTCGGCGTTCAGAAGCTCCAGCCGTCTCTCGAAAGGAAGTCCCGGGTCCTGAATCAGATCCAGAACGTCCGGGTCTGGCTCGTCCTGCTCTCTCTCGTCAACCTCGCCTGCCCGAAGTGCCTTGTTGCCGTCGAGGAACATCTTGATGACGAACGTGCCGGGAAGCGACTTCGGGTCTTCCTTGAACCTACGAGCAATCTCCTTGCCGGCGGCGGCGACGAGATCTCTGAAGTCAGCCTCAAGACTGGCCGCGTAGAGAAGTTCGTCACTGGTCGTTGTGTCGGTAAAGGAGCTCGTTGATTCGGAAGACAGCTGCTCCGGAGGCGTTGATGGCTTCGATGAAATCCCCGTCTGCCTCGTATCGTCGCGAGGTGTAGCCGATCCTTTGGGCAAGCTCTCTCCTAACAACGAAGTTCCCGGACGTCGAAGACGCACCATTAAAAGTGCAGTCCGGGATCGTGTTCCAGGAACAGAACACCGCGTCCGCGTCAGGGATGGACAGCATCTTCTCCAGATAGCTGAGGTCGTAGGAGTCGTCGTCGTTGAAGAACCCGACGTAATCCTGGGTTGCCATCTGGAGTCCCTCGGCGCGCTTCTCATGGCCCCAGTCGTTCATGTTGGGCCTCTCGTAGAACACCGCCTCAGGGAAATCTTCTTTAAGTCTTAGGACGTCCGGGGTGTCGGAGCAGAAAACGATCGTTTCTTCCGGAACTCTCGACTGATATCGAAGGTTGCCAAGAATGGATCTAAGTCCGGAGGGGTTGGCGTGGGAACAGACGACGGCGGTGAAAGAAGTCTCTTGCGGTCCGATGTCGAAACCCCCGGGGTTCTAGGCAGATACAGAACACCAATGTTGTGGTCGTCAAGGAAAGCCTGGTCGGTTCCGATCTGGTCCAGATACCCGCCCTCATGCCAGTCCGAGCCGATCACGATCAGGTTCGGCCGGACTTCTTTGATGAGGTCGTAGCCCGAACTGTTGTTGACGTAGGTTCGTTTGACACATTCCAGAGCCGCCACAATCGCGCGACGCTCAGCCGCCGGACAAAACGGTCTCTGCCCCTTGTACTTCTCAACGAAATCGTCCGAGTTGACGCCTACGTGGAGGTCGCCAAAACAGGCTGCCCGCTGGAAGAGACGGAGGTGTCCGATGTGGAACAGGTCGAAAGTCCCCAGCGTGAGTACAAGTCGTTCCACTCTTGCCATCTCCCGGACTCGAACGTGAAACTCTGAACCTTCTGGAAAGCGTTCCGGCCCATCTGTCTTCGCAAGTCGTCGTCGTTCACCAAGAGCTCAAGGTGGCGCAGCCAGTCCTTCGGCTTCCGGGCAAGGAACCCGTTCACGCCCTCGTCCACCCAGTCCCTGTAAGGGACGGTCTTGGAAGCGACACAGGGAATGCCGCAGGCGGCGTACTCCATCCCCTTCAAACAAGACTTGCACTCGTTGAACTCCGTAAACGACAAAGGCACAAGACCAATGTCGATAGTCGCCGTAGGCCTCGTATGGCGGGGGAAGATGTTCCCCTGAACCTGAAGCCTTCGATCAAGAGGGATGTCCAGGTAGTCATGAACAACAGACGTCTTGTCCCCAACCGACACAAAGTCCACATGGGGGTTTCGTTCAAGGAAGGGTCTTATCAAGCCCCTCAGAACAGACAGGTCGTCTCCGCGCCACTTCATTGTCCCCTGCCAGCCGACACGGACCCTGCGGTCCTGCTCGAAAGCCGGAGTAACATCAGTCCAGTTAGCCCAACGGAGATAGTTCGGGAGAACCGCGACATTTGGGTTCATCCTCCCGTACAACTCACCCAGACGAGGCGTAGAGACCGTCACCAGGTCAGCCTTGTAAATCCCCCTCGTCAGAGCCTCGAGGGAATCAATGTGCTTCCGCTTCCTAAGGCTCTCCACGGCGGGGTTGGAGGGATGCATCCCGTGATACCAGTCATCGAGCTCCACCACCACAGCCTTGCCTTGCGAGTGCAGCCAGTCGATCACGCCGGGGACAATCCTTTCCCAGCGGATCTGAAGGACATACACATCCCCGTCAGCCTCTTCGGTCTTCGGGTCAGGGAAGCAAAGCCTCACCTGGTTGCCGACCTGGCCGTCAACCTCGAACGTGCACTCATGGTCCGTGTTGGCTTCGAGGAACCCGTACGGGTAGATCACCCGGTAACTTCCAACCCCCTCAAAGTCGCGGGGGAAAAGACGGAACTTCAATTCATGCAGAACGAATAGACAGCCAGAAGGTTGTCGTACTGGGCGAAGAACCGCACATACACGACATGCTTGACCATCACTCGCCACCCTGCGGAATCGGAAGCCCAGGAGCACCCGCGTAGCCCTCGTTGTCCAAAGGCGAGTATTCCGCCCCCTGAACACCTTCGGTTCTCTCAACAGTGGAGATCCGGTCACGGATCACATGATGGGGTTCCATCGCAACATCGGAAATGTCAGCCACTGGGCCAGCTCCTATAACGAGGAATCACAATCTCCTGACCCTTGTCCCGGTAGGTCATCTTCGGGCCAAGAACCCTTGTGATCTTCTCCCGGGCGTTCTGCTCCGACGCAACACGCTTGATCTCCCTCGAGATACGAGACTCAGGGATCTTCTCATGCTTCACCCGCAAGGACTCCGCAGACTCCTCAATGAACCCGTCAAGGTCGAACTCTGACGACATCAGTGAGTAATGCTCGTCTGGACCCGATGGGCGCTCGGCGGGTTGATCCCCTGGCCTGTATTCCTATCGTCGGGACGAGGGTACGGACCGTGCGTCTTCCGAAGATAAGCCTGCTGCTGCGGGCTCAGAGAGGCAGGAGCGCGACCGTTCTCAAGAAGCTGAACAGCTGACTTAATACCAGGCTGCGGCTTGTTGAAATGTGGTCCTAGATCGTACTGTCCGGCAGCCATTACTTGCCCTTCCTGGCTTTTGCCTTAGCCTTACCCTTGCCGAGAACCTTGTTCGCCTTCGCGTCAATCTTCGCCGCCTGAGCAGCAGACATCCGGCCAGCCTTCACAGCCTGCGTAGCACGAGCCTTCGCATTCGCAGCATGAGACTTATCCGGAACCGGGTAACTCCGGTCCGGGCCTGCAAACTGGCTTTTAGGGAGGGCCTTCCTGGCCTTCGCGTTCAACTTAGCCATACAGAAACTCCTTCGCGTCTCTACACGCACTCGCGTGACGGTAAATCCTTCTAGGAGACCTCCAGCTACCCCAAGAACAATCCGACGTCTCCACGGGGCTCTCAAGAGGTTCTACGTCATCGTCAGACTCGAACGTTCCCAACTCAACATCCTCGAACTCGAAACCCCAGCTAACCTCGCTCATGCTTCAGCCTCTCCCGGACCAGAGCAGCCTCCAGCTCAGCCCGCTGATTCAACGACTTCCGGATCCACCTGTTAAGAGGAAGGCCGGCCTGCAAAGCAGCAGCAGACCAGACAGCCAACTCCTCATTCGTAGCCTTGATGTTCTTGTTTCTGGTTGCCACCACTAGGTCCAGGGGTTTCTCTTTAGGCTGGAATGAGGGCTTGGATAGCGCAGCCAAGAAGTTGCGGGTTTAAAACCCCCGGCTTCGCGTCCAGCCGGCTCGGCCACTCGAGCAAGCCTGCATGGCTTCGGCTCTACCTTGATATGGCTAGAACACAGGCTAAATCAGCCAATGTCGCGGCAAAGTCACATGGATATGGCTTGATCTAGCCTGTTTTAAGCTGATTCGGGCGGATTTGGGGCTGGCTCAACCAGCCCTTGCTGGTCTAGCTGTATAGACGGCCATGCCGGATAGCTGTGTGTGCCGTACTGGTCTGTCAGCCGGCGCTTGACACCTAGTGGCCATATCAGCATGCCTGCTACCGACTCGCCTATGACTACCTTGTCTGTCACGGCCACTGAACCGTCAGATGGAGCGCTAGAAGAACTGTCAAGAGTCCTATCCCTGCCCTGTAGTACCAGGCCCGTCTGTCTAGATGGGCTATCAAGGTGCTGAACGTCTCTCCCCACTGTCCTTTGCCGTCTCCTGTGAGCTCGGCTGCCAAGTCAGTTGCACCGAAGAGGATGAGTAGGGCGAGGGTGGCGAACGTTAGCGGGCCGGGTTTCCTCACTGGGTCATAAGGGCTAGAAGGATGACCAGGCCGAGGATGGCGGCGAGCAGCCAGAGGGTGGCGGCCATGTTGGGCTCTGTGGTCTTGTCTGGCTCCATGATGTGGCGCATTAGCCGTCCTTAGCGTTTACAGCGGCCTGTCCTAACTGCCTAGATGTAAGGATACTGTTAACCTTGCCTCATGACTCTTGACCAGCAGTGTAGCAGCACCGATACTCAACCCACATACTCGATGACATGGCAGGGCCCGAAAGGATCCCCACCATCCCCGCAAGGCGATCTGTTCACCGAGGTAGAGAAAACCCTGACCTACACAGGAGGAGACATGTTCTCAGACGGAACCCTGACGAGTGAAGAGCTCCAGGAAATCAAGATCCTTGGACTCTGAGCTTAGAGACCCGAAACTTCTACTGGCCTGGAGTGCGCCGCCGGATGACCGGCGGCGCACCTTCCAGGAGTGGCTAGACCAAGAGGAGGAGTATCGTGCAGACCATGACCGAGACGTACAACGGCTGGAAGAACTACCCCACCTGGAATGTCAACCTTTGGCTTTCCAACGACGAGGGGCTCTACAACGTGACTTGCCAGGTGACGCGAGACGCGCTCGAGGATGCAGACGGTCACTCGAACGTGCCGAAGATCTGGTCGCAGGACCAGGCAAACCGCTTCACTGTAGCCGATCGCCTGAAGGATTTCGTTCGTGATGAGCTCGCGCCGGATCTCGGCGCGTCGTTCGCGGCCGACCTTCTCGGCTACGCGCTGGACGAAGTGGACTGGGACGAGATCGCAAACGCTTGGATCGAAACCGTCAGCGAACAGTAAGACCTACGAACAAGCGCAGTTGACGGGCCACCTTCGGGTGGCCCTCCTGCTTCCTCTCTAACCAAAGGGGTCATATGACCCAGTTTCTCGCCGGCCTGCTTCTCATGGCCGGACTCTACCTAGTGTTTACAGACCTGGAGGACTGAACAATGAGGGAACACCTTGTAAATCTTGAGCTAAGAGACGAGATCGGCAATCTTCTTTGGATCCGGCAAATCAGCGATCCACATGATGAGCTAGACCAGGACGATCTTAACGACCTCAATAGCCTCATTAGTCAGACGTTGGAAGAACAGTGAAACTTGATGTTTGCCCCGTCTGTGAAGGAACTTGCTGTGGGCTTGTCGAGGATCTAGAAGAAAAGAACGCCAAGCTGGGGCGTGAGATTGACGCGCTCTCCTCTGAACGCGAATGGTGGACGGCGGTCAACAAGGCTCTACTGCCCTATCAGGAACTATTTCTTCGGCTCGAAAGTAAACACAATCGCCTCAAGTCAGAGGTTGGAAGTCTTCTTCAAGCCCTTAAAGAGATTGAGTCGTTCCCGATCAGCGGCTATCACGCTGGGGCTGCTCAGAGAATCGCCCGTGCGGCAATCAATCAAGCCGAGAGGACACCATGAAATACACCATGTACGAGGATAAAGACTACATCCTCATCCAGCGGCCGGACGGAACCATTCTGTTTACGCTCCAGCCGGACGACAGGAACCATGCCCTCATCATCCTGGGGGCCTTGAACACAGAAGCGATGAAGGTGGCTGCGGCGATGAGGCCCGTCAAGCCGATGAACGTGGCTCTTGGCGAGGCCCTCGAGGCTGCGTGATGACCAATAAGCGGATCCACATCGAAACGATCGTCCGCGAACAGATTAAGCAGCCTTACTGCACTTGGCCCGGTGGTCCTGGCTGCCATGACCTCGGCCAGGATGGCGAGTGTTGCGGCGCGTTTGGATGGCGCACACTTCAAGAAACACGAATCGAAGGCGAGCAGGATGCCTGACAAGTACCAGTTTAACGACATGGGAGCCGTCAAACACTGCATCTGGTGCAACTACAAGGTGGGAAGTTGGGTCGGAGAACACGTCCTGGCTTCCCATCACCGTAAACACCGGAAAGACAGGGAAGAGGCGGCGGCAAAAGCTACTGCTGAGAGGGCTTTGGCTGTTAGGGTAGTTAATTAGGTGCCTGACAACACCTACAGAGAGGCCGGCCGAGAGGTCGGCCTTTTCTGTTGGTGCGGCTCTCTACCAAGTGTGTCGAAATGGTCTTTAAGCGCCAGCCTGAGCAATAGCTCAACCTCTTCTAGCTTCTCATCGGCCGAGGCGTAAGGGCGACACCACCCCGAGGCGATATCCAGGGCGTCGCGGACGGCGTCCTCAAGCCTTTCAGACACGGTGAAACGGCTTCCGTTGGCGTTTACAGAGCTGCTCGTAACTTCTCGTACGAGCGCTACTGTCGAAGGCGTAGACCATATCCACCAAAGCCACAACCCGCTCATCCCGGATCTCTGAACCCTCGTCCCACTCGCCTTTTACAGCCTTGGCAACGATTGTGACAGGGATTTCACGGTCTTGGCAAAACTGGGCTGCTCGGCGTTCCAGGATGGATGTATCCCCGACGACGTAGGAGAACTTGACGGGGCTTCTCAGGTTGCCCTCTATGAAGTCCTCCACCTGTTCTATCAACTCGTCTGGGGCTCTCTGAGTTGCTACTAGGGCAATGGTAGTGGCCGACTTTTGACGACCGGCTCGGCCAGACCGATCATTACCCGCGTTTACACTAGGTGTAAACAACGTCCCGTCAATCTCTGATTTTAGCACATGCAGCACCAAAGCCTCAGACACAGGAAGGCCGGCCATCTGTAGGCGCTCCTCCTGGGTGTAAACAGCAGCGAGGCCGTGCCATGTGATCGTCAAGGCGCAGTAGTCCCAGAGTTGATAAGGTCACTTAACGATTTCACGGCCGAATCCTCGAGTTGGCACACAGCCGACTGAGACACACCCATTAGCTCGGCAATCTCCCTTTGAGAGAACTCCCGGCCCAAAGCGCCATGCCTGAGCCCATACCTCAACTCTAGCACGAACTTCTGTTTTGGTTCCAGCGACTCAATCGCCAAGAGAAGGTCGGCGGAGACAGACTCTTTAGGCTCGTCCTGGAAATAGCTGTCATAGTGTGGCTCGGCGTCAAGCCACTGACCCAGCTCCTCATCCCAGTAGCTCATTCCGGCGGACGCTTCTTACAGCCCTTGCGGTGCCGGTTCGTCTTGCTCTTGCAGTAAAGGCACTCCCGGTGGACGATCCACACATCCCCAGGCGGGTAGTCCTCGACCTTCTCCGTGACCTCAACCCGCCCTGTGCCGTCACAGAGCTCACAACCCCCGGTTAGCTTCATGCCTTGCCAGAAGATCGGCAGGCCGACAAGGTTGAGGGCGTTGCGGTCTAGGCAGGCTGGGCATTGCTGCCGGCGGAACTTCTTGAATACAACCTGCCGCTTCTTTACTGGCACTCAACATGCAGAGTACCTGTTGCAACTGACGTAGTACGCTATAGTAAGTGTGCCGTGTCGTCGGCGTCACTAAAAATCGAGACTCAGCCGCATGTAGATCAATCCGATCATGATCCCGAATAAGGCGATCGGGGGGGATGCGAAAACCAGCCAAGGCGTGACCATAATCGGCAGCAGGACAGCCCCTATTAGGGAGCCGACAATGATGCACCCCCCGAGCATCACGCCACAGAATTCGATCGTCGTGTAGATCAGGTCTTGGCGTCCATTAGAGGAAGTGTAGCAGTAACGTAGAATCAGTGGTCACCAATTGTTAAGGAGAACGGCTACCCCATCTGAGTGATTGCCTACGGTCAACCAAAGTTCGATAGTATGACCGTGATGGCCGGGGGTGACAGTGCGGATACCTACAATCCAAAGAAGGAGCAGGCCGTGACTACTGACATGGATGTCAGTACGGCAATTGAAAGGCTCAACCAGCTTGTCGGAGGGCTGCTGGCTGTGTTTGACGACCTCGAACGGGTTTCCAGCTTCGCCGAGGTCAACCTGGTCGCCATTCACGCCTCTCGAGCCCTGGAGGACCTTGCGTCCCTAACGGCGTCTCTCTAGGGTGAAGGAGCCAGGGGGCCGGGTGTAGGCCGCGCCCCCTGGCATAAGGGATCCTCCGGATCCCGTAACAGGGCTTCGAAGAAGCCCTTTATGTGGTGTCAGGGCTTCTTGATGGCCTGAATGACGATCGTGTCTTCAGATTCCATCTGCACCTGAACAGTCAGATCCCTCTTCCCGGCCTCTCCGCGAAGGAGAGCGATGAAGGACTCAGGCTTGGCGTTCGGGAAGTCCTCCGCCTTCCTCAGGCGGATGGGGGAGCCGTCGAGGAGGTAGTCGTAGTCGTACTTGTACCCCCGTCCTGGCTGCCGGCGGCTCTCGAACGTGTACTCCTTCAACTTTTCAGCCATTGAGTTTCCTTTCGAGCTCGGCCACCTTCTCTTCCAGAGCTTGGATTCTTGATTTTAGACTCAAGTCCTCGCCGCCTTGAAGGATGTCTCTAGGATCGACCTTCAAGGCTATGGCAAGTTTAACCAGGTTCTCCCCCCTGGGGATTTTGTCCCCTGACTCCCAGTAGCCGATTGTTCTTTCAGACACGTCTACGAGACGTGCCAGGTCTATTTGTTTGAGACCCAGTGACTCTCTAAGACTGATGATCCTGGCCGCAACCTCGCCCTTTGGCCGGAGCTCCGGGATCTTCGGTGCCCCGTAGGGTGACAGGATTGACCGGCGCTCGATAATAACCGGATCTTGATCCGGTGTGGGACGACCATCGGTCGTCGCCTCGCCGTCATCCATGACTAAGTTCCTTTCCTTGCTTTTCCCCTTGACCCACCGATGGAGTGTAAACACTCTATTCAGGCTGTCAAGTAGAACCGCACTTAACTGTGGGTTTTTTCCAACAACCAGGGGTTCTGGCCAGATCAACCCCTACTTAACTGTTCGGGTGGCTCCCTTTGGTCGCCACCCTCACCCATTCGATGGCAAGTCTCAGAGCAGCTCCCCCCCTCCCCCCATGACGGAGGCGAGAGAGAGAACTGCTCGAGCCACACCGTTCGACGGCTGAGCCTCGTCGCAGCGGCGCTTTCCCACAGCGCCCAGCCAAACTTCTGACTGCCCACCGGAAGTGTAGCAGAAGACCAGAACGTGTGTTTGCATGACCGGCTGATTCGTGCTACTCTGGTTCCAGTCTAGTTCCACTGGAGGCCAGACATTGAGTGTTTACAGCGAGTCAGTTGGTGACCAGCTCACCATCGACGGACAGGAAATCGCCCACGAAGAGGTTGTGAAGGGCAAGACTCCTCCGCCTCTCCCGGCAGAAGTCAAGACTCCCGAGGTCACTGAACAAGAGGTTCTGGACAGGGCGGCTGATCTTCTGGAGGAGTTCGGCTGGCACCAGGGCTCTTTCGCCAGGGACAGCAACGGTCGCTCTATCTTCCCTTGGCAGCCTGAGGCCCAGTCGTTCTGCGCTGTCGGCGCGCTTCTCCGCGCCCGGCGCGACCTCGACGGCCAGTTCCCGCTCAACGACGGCGAGATGGCTGACTTGATGTGTTGGAACGACCAGGACAACCGGTCTAGGGAGGCTGTTGTTCTGGCTCTCCGGGCCGGCCTTCCCCAGTTTAGGAGCGTGGCATGAAGTTCGAGAGCAACGCGGGGATCACCGTAGAGACGGTGCAGCCTGATCCCTATATCAGGGTGGTCATCCATCATCCTCCCAATGGTTCGTTCGAATACGTGAAGCTGACACACGAGCAGGCCAAGACCCTTGTTGGTCGGCTCCACTCGGCCCTCTTCTACGAGGAGAACAAATAGTGGAGCGTGTAATCACTATCAAAGAAGCCGCCGTCCTCAAATCAGGAACCAGCAAAAGAGGACCCTGGACACTCTCGGTCGTCAAGGACACCAACGGCGACAGCTACACAACCTTCGACAACGCCCTCAGGGAGTTGGCGGAAGGCAACATCGGGGCTTCGGCCAGGGTTCTGTTTACACAGGACGACCGGGGCAGCAAGGCGGAAGACCTCACAATCCTCTCTGAGGCCCCTCAGAGCCCTTCTAACGGCACGGGAGAGCTTGAGCGATTCCCTGACGTGGTTGTTGACCCGAGGCCGTACAACGGCTCCTATGAGGCTAATAAGCAGAAGAAGATCATGCGGCAGACAGCCGCCAAGGTCGCCGCCGCCATCGAGGCGGCCCACCCTGACCCTAACGGGTTCGACATTGAGGCTTTCCTGAGCTTGGCTGATGGGCTGGTGTCGTACTTCGAAGAGGGTGTAAACGCGGCGGTTGGGGTTCCGTTCGGCGAATGAGATTTCCGGACTGGATCGGGTTTGACCGTTTGGAGCGTGGGTGGTTCATCTTCGTAGGGCCGCTGAGCATTTCCTGGCAATACAGGATTCTTAGGTGAGTCCGAAGATGAAAGTCAAGTCAGACTCCCTTGCGGCGGAGTCTGTCAAGCCAGCAACGCTGGCGGAGCCGGAGCCGGGCGAGGTTACCGGTGCTGGCAATGACCCTGGTGACGACCAGGCGAGCGGTAGTGGTGCTCTTGCGGATCAACCGCTTAGTAGGGGACCCAGCTCCGGCTCCGCGAACGTTGAGCCACTTGTTTTCACCGAGACAACCCCGTCAGGGATCATCGTTGAATACCAGGCCCAGCCGAAAAGACTCTACCGGGTCAACGGTGTCGAGGTTCCTTCGGTAACCACTGTCCTGGGGGTTCTGGACAAGCCTGCTCTCCCGTGGTGGGGGATGAAGATCGGTGTCCAGGGTGTTCTGGAGCTTTGGAATCAGGGTGAAATCGACTCGGCGATTGACTGGGTTGAAAGAGCCACCGTGGCCTCCCTGGTCATCACCAGCGAGCCAGTCAAACCGGCCACGCTTGAGAACGTGGTCGATCTTCTCACAAAGAACAAGCTGACCGTCAACCATGTCCGCGACAAGGCCGGAGACAGAGGGCTGGCTGTCCATGATGTCTTTGAGCAGTGGGCTGCGGGATACCCCAACGATCTTCCGATTGTATGGGAAGAAGATTTAGGAGACCAGAAGGGGTACCTGGATGGTCTTGAAAAGTTCATCAAAGCAGCAAATCCAGAGCCGTTGGCGGCAGAAGTCATGGTCGGCTCGGTCCTCCACGGCTTCGCCGGCCGGTACGACATCCGGCTCAGACTCCACGAACCCAGGGAAGTCGTTGTCAAGGCTCTGAAGAAGCCGAAGACAGAAACCATCCCGGCCGGCACATATCTCTGTGACCTCAAAACCAGCTCTGGGGTGTATCCCAACACGCACTTCCGCCAACTCGAGGCCTATGAAGAGGCATCAGTGGAGTGTGGCTATGAGCCGACAGACGCCAGGTATGTGATCCATGTCAAATCAGACGGCACATACCAGTTCGTCAAGTCCACGGCGGATTTCGAGGACTTCCTTGCCGTCCTCGAGGTGTACCAGTCAAACCAGAGGCTGAAATGACCTGGGTTTTTAACTCGCCAGATTCTGAGAGCCACCTTACACCGGGTGAAAAGTGCCCCTCATGTGCGCGGAAAATCCCCTATCCCAAGAAAGCCACAAGCCCGAAGACCAAGGTGAAGTCCATCCGCATCCCCATTGGTGATCTTGAGACTTTCACCGAGCTGATCGACGCTGCCGCTGAGCATCTGGGCTTCTACTCCAAACCCCATTCGGACTACAACACTCTTTTGGCCGGCCTAGTGTTGATCCTTCAGACACCGAAGAGGGATCTAACGGGGGATGGCTAGGAACTACTGGTCTTGTCCGAAGTGCAAGCACAGAAACGAACGCGCCCACAGGAAATGCCGGGGCTGCGACAAGTTCAAACCTAAGCGTCGTGTTCCGAAACACGCGATCACTTTGAGGGATCACACCTATGAAGACTACATCGGATTCAACAACCAGATCCACGGAGCTGGAGAGGCTTGTGGGGTGTGCGGAAGAGCTAAGTCAGAGTCTCGACGCCATGATCGGGACCATGACCACCGTACTGGCCATCCTCGGGGACTTGCTTGCGTCAGATGCAATCGCGAACTTCTTAGAAACACTACCCTCGAAGAGGCGAAGCTAGTTGTCGCCTACCTCCAAAGAGTCCATGACCACTACTCCTAACTGCGACTGCCACGACGTACCGATGTATTGGCATGCCAGCAAAACCATGAGGGCTGGCGGTGCGTGGCGTTGCACCGTGAAGAGAAGGGAGTATGACAAATCCCGCGACCGGAGGAAGGGCGAAGCCGAGCGCGAGAAGGACCGCCTGCGCATGAGGGCTATTTATCGGGCTAAGAAGCACAAAGAGCTGATCTACCGCTCAAGAACATACGGCCAGATGCCGGCGGCCCCAGTTGCCAGAATCATCCGTGAATGGCTGGACAAGCAGGACACATTCGTTTCTCCCGGCAACTTCTTCCACCAGGATCAGAAGATCATCCCTTTTTCGCCCATGAACAGACTGATGCACCTTACTGGTATGGAACTGTGGCGAATCAAGTCCGGCAAGGACAAGTGGATTTCCTTTGACCGAGCCGACAAGATCATCACGGCCATTGACCCCCAGCTTTGGCATACAGACCCGGAGTTGAAGGAGATCTACCAAAACTTTGACTTCAGCTTCCTCGACAGAAAGTACCCTCTCAATGCGTCTTGAGCGTCTAGAAATCGACATCGACACCAGGCTCCGCGATCTGTGGGACGAGGCGTACCGGATTCCGGAATGGAACCTCGAGCTCGTCGCCGCCTTCATGCGCGCCGCCTACGGGAAGGGTTACTGCGACTCCTTGAAAGAGGAGCGTGGGGAGTTGTTGAGAGAGCATGGCTACAAGGTGCCAGCATGAGCCGCCCCGACTTTAAGGGTCCTGACGGTACGGTCGGGAGACATCTAAGGACCGCTCATGTCCTTGAACTATTCAGAACCCAAAAGCTTCCTATCCATTGGGGCGCGAGCAGGCGGGGATTTCATGGGTTCATTCGGCTGCCCGATGGTGGTCTTGTCTTTGGCGTTAAACTCACCCGAGACCGCATTCAATTCGCCAACGCGCCAGACAACCAATACGGGGTCTCCTTCTGGTGCAGAAGATCGTTCAAGGGCAATCGTGGTAGCCCCCACGCCATCACGTTCAAGGTGCATATCGGATGATTGACTTCAACAAGATCCGCCAGGACGCAGAATGGGTCAAAGAAAACCACGACGGCTCCATGGCTGCAATCGTGGCAGAATGGCTGTTGCATTTCATGGCCCACCCGGAACAGCTTCTCCCGCAGGGCTATGCTGTGGTGAAGAAACCTGAGTTGTTGGGATTGGGGGTGCCGAGACGGTGAAAGAACGCACAACAGAAGCGGCTCTTGAAGAAGCGATCGAAATCATTGAGGACTGTTGGAATCAGTTCGCCTATCCTCGCGGCCCCGAAGGGCGGCAGGTTCTAACGTCTGGCGGTCTCTCGACTCTTGAGTGGATTGAAGAAGCACTTCCCCGCCTTAGGGCGATTTACCTGGAATCAGTGTGACATCTGTGTGACAAACGGCCCCTTCCGGGGCCGCTGTCTCCTGTTAAATGGCTTGATTGCGGGTGTAGCTCAATGGTAGAGCTCCAGCCTTCCAAGCTTTATTTTCGTCAGGGTTGAAGCCAAACAGAACCTGCGGTTCTACCTGGGTTCATGTCTGGTTCTGGCTTGGTTCCTCAGCTTCCGGGCCGTCGGCTGGATGTGACTTTTCTGTGACCGTGTAACAGTCAGGACACACGAACCCTTCGTGTGTCATTAGCCATGCCGCAGGCCACGAACTTGGGGCGATTTGTTCACAGGAACAACAAACAGCCACGCGACCCGAGACGAAGTGTTTACGGGCGTTCACCCTACGACCTCCTCAAACACAGACAGCAGCTTCCTGGCCTCAGCCTTCCTGGACTCCGGGTCAAAGAGCTTCGCATAAGTGGACATGGTGATGGCCGGCGAAGCATGACCCATCTGCTGAGCCACATACGTCACATCCAACCCCTGGCCGATCAGGATAGACGCATAGGTGTGGCGAAGATCATGGAACCTCACCCGGTCCGTCACCCCGCACCTCTTCAGAGCGTTCCTAAGCCTCAGGCGGGCGTTCCCAGCCCATGACCCTAGGGTTTGATTGCCTGTCTGGAACGGATGCTGAGAATGGCTTACAAGGCTTTTAGCGGCCAGACTAGTAACAAGAAAATCAGGAACAACAACGCTTCTAACACCAGCAGAAGTTTTAGACTCCTTAACAATGAGCTCCATTTTTGCAAAGTCGATGTCCTCCCACTTCAGGCGGAACAGCTCCCCCGATCTGAGTCCGGTGAAGATGGCTGTTGTAAACAGCAGCCTCGAGCCGTCAGAAGCATTCTTCAACAGAAGGTTAATCTCGTTCCTGTCCAGGATCCTCATCGGCTTCGTGTAGCCAGACGGCCGCTGGTTGCGGCTCAGGGCTTTGACTGGATTGGACGCGGCCCATCCTTCGTCAATAGCCAGGTCGAACATTCGTGACAAGGGTGTGAGTGCACCATGAATTGTCCACGCGGAGTGTGTTTCTCGCAAGGAAGAAACCAATCCCGCGATATCTTTTTTTGACACAGAGGACACACGATGGTTACCCAGTCGTCGTTTGATATGGGCATCAATACTCCCCTGATAGGTCCTTCTGGTGGAGTTCTTCAAGTTCCTAGTATGCTCGTCCATGAACCGGTCAGCCAGCTCAGAGACAGTCAGTTTAGACGGGGCCACGAACTCGCCCCGGAACATCCTCTCCTTGATACTGGCAAGAGCCCGACAGGCGTCCTTATACCCACCAGGCACTCGTTTGAAGACTCTTCGTCCGGTGGAGTCGGTGTAGGCAATCTCGTAGCCGGCCCCGCGCCTGTAAACACCAGGGGTCTGGGTCTTCTCGCGTTTCACCGTGACCCTCCCAGCCGAATGGTGAACCACCTTAGGTTGCTAAAGGGACGCCTGACTCGAATCTCGATGTAGATCACAGGGCCTCCCAGACAGCCCAGACACCCAGCCCCCACAAGCCAAGAGAGACCGCCAGACAGATAGACAAGGTACGGAAGTTCATCGCCACCCCTTCCTGGTTACACTTACTAACGAAAGGAAGTGTGGCAGAACCGAAGTTTCTTGTCAACCTTGACAGACCTGGTAGAATGTAAACATGGAGAAACACTACAGATCCATCCGCATCAGCCAAGGCGACTACATCCAGCCGTCCAACGACGGCAAGACACTATGGCGCGTTTTCACCTACGGCGAGGACGGAAGCCTCGAAGGATGGAAGGGAACCTTCTGGGCCACAGCCAAGTACGACCGACCGTTTCATAATAACGGCGAATGGATGGACGAGGACTTTCTAGAATGGAGCAGCTGGCTTCATTGGGCCGGCCCGTACAGAACCAAGCGTGAGGCTGTCGAGGACGCTCTTAGGGTACGAGCCTCCGCCGTCTAAGAGCCTCAGCCCCGATAGCCATAGCAGCCACATCAGGACCTTCCAGATTCTCGTCCCCGCGGCCAGCACGGATCAGATTCAAAGCCCTGATAGTTTTTTCATGGATCCTCAGCCAGCAGGTGTACTCATCCGGCTCCCCGACAGCCTCAGAAGTGAGGACATAGTTGGCGAACGGATCCTCGTCGGTCCCGTAGTCTTTCGCCTTGGAGATGTGAAGGTCTAGGAGCTCTGAGTGGACTTGGGCAAAGCCAGGGTCGCCGGTCACGGGTTCCACATCCTGGCCGGACGAAGAAGATGAAGCTCCAACAGCTTCGCCCTCAGCTTCTCCTGGAGAAGAACATCAGACTCGACCCTCTTCCGGGCCAGGGCAAGACCATCCTCCGTCAGCTGATTGGCCCGCTCCCAGTCATGCTGAGCCATATGGAACTTCTTTCCCGGCAGGCCATACATGGAAGCCAGGTTGTCCAGACTCCGGGCCATACCACCCAGCTTCGGAAGGTCTTTCAAGGTGTCGCAGGTCATCACTGGCTCGAGAGGCGGTAGTTGACGTCGAACGAGGGAGGCCTGGAAAATCGGAAGGTCGTGGCGTCGAATGTTGTGTCCGTAGACGAGGCCGGCCCTTGAAAGCTCTCCTCTAAAAAGAACATAGGCCTTGTTGCCAGGTAGGAGCTTCCCTTCGTTGTCCTCGAAGTAGTCGTCGTGACGTAGGAGGAGGGTTTTTGGCGTATCTTCATCGCTCCACTTCCAGCAGATAGCGGTGATCTCAGAGGTTGTCTGACCGTCGTACCAGTAGGCCGACGGGCGGTTCTCGAGGTCGAAGCACAGCTCAGGCCAGGGCTGAGGACTTTTCGGACAGCCCAAGCGCCTCTCTACCTTCGGGAGTGAGGTACTCGGCGATGATCTTTCGGGCGTTCGCCTTACCAATCTCGGTGCCTCGGTCCCACTCGTCAAACTCTCCGTAGGCTCCGGATTCGATGTCGATCTGGTTTTGGGCTTTGAGAGCTTCATTTATGCGGCGACTGAACTTTCCAAGGACAGTAGACGTTTCGTTTCGGCCGGCATGGTCCGCGTCGCGGCGGACATGATCAGTGACATGAGCCACAACTTCTCCTTCCGGATCAGTGATTTATGAAGGGCCGCCAGGGCGGCCTGTCGTTCATGTGACGTTGCCCCACTAATAGCGAGGCGGGCAAGTTTGCACTCCTTCGGCCAGTTCTTCTCTACCAGGAGAGGATGGTTGGAGAGGTTGGTGAGAAGGCGATGGCGAGCCTTGTGGCAACGGCTTGCCTCCAGCTTCTTCTCTAGGTTTGCCTTATACCAGCGGCGAGCTCGCTCCCGGTTCTTCTCGAGGTTCTCCTCGTGCCAGCGGCGGCTCGCCTCCCGGCCCTTCTCTGGGTTCTCCTCGCGCCAGCGGCGGGCCCACTCCCGGTTCTTCTCGGCGCATCTCCAGCGTCCGCCAGCGGACATCCTTCGATCCATCTTCCACATCATCAATTCCTTGTGACACTCACACCGAGGACGAGCATCACCTACCTCGGCGTACTTCTCCGCCGCCGAGACGCCGCTCATGCCGCCAGCTCCGGAACAACGAGACCGTCGCAAAGGTAGGAGCGCGCCAGACGGTCAGAGAATGTGCCCTTGGCAAAGTTGCAAGGCTCGCAGAGCACCTGAAAGTTGCCATAGGCACTTCCGCCACCGCGAGACCACGGAATAATGTGGTCTATGGTGAGATTCTCGGTGGACCCGCAGTAGAGACAGCGATGTCTGTAAAAAGCATAGACCCGTTTCTTCTGTGTCGGCCACGGAGTCCGATTCATGACCAGCAGTGTAGCAGAACTAGTGTTCGTGTCCAGAGCAAAAACAAAGGGCCCCGCCGCAGCGAGGCCCTTGTCACCCAGGAGAGGAGGATGTACCAGCAATGTAGCAGCACGCAGACTGCCTGTCAAGTGCTCTTAGGAGTGCGGGTGAGGGTGGCCGTTGTCCCGGCACCACACCACAAACTGGGCCTCCAGACGGAGCAGCTTGTCCACGTCGCCCTCGAGCTTCTGGAGCCGGTCGGCCAGGATGCACTCACAGGTGGTGCAGAACTCCCGGTCGTCAGCGATCACCGTATGACAGTCGTAGCCGAGACAATCCTTGGCCATGAGCCCCTCCACGGGCTTAGTCAGGCAAAGCCACGAATACCGTAGGGCACCAAGAAAGAGAACGGCTGCGACGCTCAACCCCGCCACCATTGTCATCTGAACCTGCCGATGTGTTTCCTTCGATCGTCGTAAACGTCCCAGCCTTACGGTCCACCCACTTCTCGAAGATGCCCGTGTGTCCGTCATTGAAGTGGTAAACAACGATGTCTCCAGGCTCAGGGTTGGTGGTGACACGGAGGCCGTAGAGCCCGGCCCTGGCGGCATCCTCTGTCCAGTAGGCGTAGGCGGTACGCGAGCCCCGCTCGAACACCTTCTTGTCGCCGCCGGCCGCCACCTGGCAGTAGGTGATGAAGATGGCGCACCACGGCACGCCGTTGAACCCGTACCAGGCCCCGTACTTCTGCCGGTTGCTCCCCGGCGGAGACTCCGTGGTCCCGATCTGGGTGATGGCGAAGTTAAGAGCCTTCAGCTTCACGCTCTTCTGGGCAGCAAGCCGGGACCTTCTCCGGGCCAGATAGGTCAGCGGAAGCTTCGTCCGCCGCCCGTCCGTCCTCAGGAAATTGAAGAGCTCCTGGCCGAACACCTGTGAATGACACAGATCCTCGGGGTAGCCCAGGATGTATCTGGCTGCATCCGCAGCCTGCCCGGACTGGATGCCCCAAACCCCGTCAACGTTCCCTTTCAGCCAGTCCACCTTGAAGAAGTTGTGCCCGTTCAGGACATACTGGGCGTCCTTCACTTTTTGTCCACGCTCTTGTGGGGACGTTAGAACAATCGGTGTTGCAAACTCGGCCATCTACAGTCCTTCTGCTAGAGAAACAACCTTCGCCCAATCAAGAGCATGAAGCCCTTTCCCGTTCCTCTCGATCTCAGAGGACAGCGGAACCCAGAGCTCGTCCACGTAGGCTTCGAAGAAGTCCCGTTCCATCACCTGGCGTCTACCCCAGGTAACGACGGTGTTCTCCGAGTCGGGCTTCATCGACCCGACGCCGCAGACGTAATGCCCTCCGACGATGTTGTGGTCGCCGATGTACTTCCACGGCCGGCCGGCGTTGAACTGCTCCATCGCCGACTCCGGGACGTTGAACCCGACCCCGACCTGGCCGAACGTGTAAACAGCAGACTGGAACGTCGGATAGTCGATCGGGCAACGGACAGCAAGGACGATCTTGTGCCGGACACCCTTCACATCAGCAATCCCCGTCCTACGGCGGTAGTCCATCATCGACACAACCTGCGTCCCCTGGTCCGTGTTCGGATCCTCGGGGTCGTAGCCAGTGACTTCGCTGTAGAACCCCAGTACAGATTCAGTGGAGAAGCTGGCCGGATGTCCACCAACCTTGGTGTCCAACATCACCTCATGCGCAGTCCCGGCCTCGGCACAGTCACCTACCTGGTCGTTGCCGAGCATCCCCCAGTCTTTGAACAGCGTCCCGAAGCCAAACACGCCCTTCGGCTTGGGAAGGGCTTCGGCCTGGACGTCTTTCAGGTAGAGGGCGTCTTTGAATCTGACAGGGGCCTGCTTGCCGAACCTAAGCACTCGGCTTGTTCGGCGTGAAGTAGACGCCGGCGGTCGTCAGGGCCGCCGAGAGAATCTCAAGGGCGATCCAGACAGAGGTGTTCGGAGGGAAAATACCAAGAGCCGCCGTCACGGCAGAGCCGGCAACGGCGACAACAGCTTTAGCGTAGAACAAGAGTCTCCTTACGGAAGCGGAAGATGTGCGGCAGCGAAGGCAACCAGGCCAAAGCCCAGATAACCATCGGGGTCAGACAGGGAGATGGCCCCGAAGCCGTTAAGGCCGAACAGGGTCAGCAGAACGATGGCTGCGACAAACAGCAGAACAGACAGATTCAAAAGAACCTCCTAGCAGTACTTAGGTGGTGTGAGTGCCGTGATCGCCTGCTCGTCCTGCCCTAGAACCCTCACAAGATCCTGTTGGTGGGTTTTGTAATACGCAATGGACGGCAGAGTCTTCTCACTAGCACGGATCAAACCGATCAACGTATTGTCAAGCTTCGAGATACCGATACAGGTTTGCAGCCGGGCCTCGGCTCTGCCCTGACGGAGCTGGCTGAACTGCCAGCCAACCAGGATGCTCTGGGTCAGAATCACAAGCGACAGAAGAACAACGAAGTGTTTGCCCTTCATGGATGAATCCCATTCACCAGCAGAGGAGTAACAATGGATGCAATCCAGAGGGAGGCGGTGACGAACAATGTCTTCTTGGTGAAGTTGAATCCCTCAATGCGCTGCTGCTCTTTCAGAGTTCGTTCGTGGTTCGCCACTCTCTGTTCGACCGCGGCCAGCCTTTGGCCGTGCACGTCCACTCGAAGAGCGAGAGCATCAACATCCTTGGCGTCCGCCTTGGCCTGCATTTCGGCGGCGATCCAGGTTCTGAGGCGAAGCTCGAGCTCTGCCAGGTCGGCGCGGAGCTTGTCCCGGCTGACGCTGATCCGCTCGTTCTCATCGCTCATGACCCGATCAGAACCATCGAGAACTCAGGGGTGAAATCAGCCTGGGCCGCCAACGTTCTTGACGCCCCCGAGTCCTGCTGGGCGATCATCTCCACATAGTCGCCAGCGACGAGATCCCAAATGGTTGTCGCGATGATGTTCGGGGTTCCAGAGTTCGGCGAAGCACGGTTGTAGGCGATGATCGTTGAACCGTTCAGCCTGATGCCGATGTCTCTGAATGTCCCGGAGGTGTTGGCGTCGAAGGCGATGTTCCCAGAGATCACATACTTACCAGCCGTGTTGCACGTCAGCCTGCTTGTGTTCGCCGACGTGCTGTGACACGAATCCGTGTCCCACCTTTCGCTGTCCAACGTGACAGCGGTAATGGTGCTGCTGGCAACCGTCAGGGACGCAGAGTTGTACGCCCTAGCACCGATAGCCGCCCCCCGGAGGATGGGCGGGGCGATACCCTGGGAGATGATCCCCGGCTGAGGTTCGATAGTGAATCCGGTCCGCTGCTGAATGTCCGTGGCGGAGAGCGTCAAATCTCCCTCACCACAATCTTCACAACATACGAACCAGACTTCTGAGGGTTCTGCTGTTGGGCGTGCATCTCGTAGATCTCTGTTTGATCCGGCTCAATGATCCCAGTGAACGTCCCAAGCCTGTCTGTGATCGAAACGGGAGACAGGGCATTGATCGAAGTGTTGAGAGCGGTAAGGTCATCGAAAGGAATAGCCGGGTTCGGGCTTCCGTCCCTCAGCCTCCGGGGAGATGTTTCGGGCGTCCCCTGGAGGTCAACTATGTACTCGCGCTTCTTGAACGACTGAAGCTTCGGAGCCGCCCGGACATACACTCTCTTCAGAACAGGACCCAGGGTTGAGGTGCCTTTGTTCAGGGTGATCTTGATCGAGATCGCCCTGCCTGTGGTGTTGGAGTTAAACGTGTACTCGGTCCCGGAGGTGGCGGATGACTGAAGCGTGTTGTAGCCGCCAAGGAGAGAGTCAATCTGGTAGGCGATATCCACTGACCCGCCGTCGCCGTCCAGGGCCGACTGGTATTCCACCGTCACGCCCCGAAAGATCTTGGTCAGCGACGAATCGAAATCGACCAGGCTCGAACACACATACCCGCTTGTGGCTGTGGTAGCGCTGGTAACCAGGTATCCGCCAGAAGAAGTCTCCCCCGTCAGAAGGGCGCTGTTGACCCCCGAAGCAAGCTGGACATTCCCGCTCGCCGTGTAAGTTCCGAGACAGGACGACGCACCAACGGACAGGTCGTAATAGACAAGAGTCGGAGATACCTGGCCAACATCCGAAGCGCCGTTCGTGAAGAGAACGCCCTTCTGGTAGTCGCAGATGGCAACCCTGCCAATCGATGCCGTATAGGCGGTTGACTCCCAGAGAAGACCGATGTTGCCGTTGGCGTAATACCAAACCTGTGTTTTGGCCCCGAGGCTCCGTTTGTTCACGGTGCCGATAACGAAGACGATCCCGGAAGACACGGCGATATCGTCGGCGGTGAAAGACCTGGGGAGCTGCGCAACCTGCTGAGCACCCGTGGTGTCGCCGGTCCAGATCTCAGCCCCAGCCCCGACGCCTCCGTCACGGAGGATCACAACCTGTCCACCGAACGGCCTGACCTTCATGCCGAACCCGAACGTGGTTGACCCTCCGCCGCCCTTGGCGTCCTGCCAGGTGTAGGCGGTAGTGGCCGTACCGGAGGTGCTGTAATAGGAAAGAGTCGATGCGTTAACCCCGAACAGCGTGTTGGCGACAACACACATCGACTGGGCGGGGGTCGATGAGAAGTCCGCGAACGTTGCGCCGGAGATTGAGAACGACCTGATCTTCGACCCGTCCCCGATGTAAACATAGGAGCCGTCGGAGCAGAGATTCTGAAGGCTGTCCATTCCGGTCTCGCTGTGCGCCCCAAGGTCGGTGACCGTGGAGCCGTTGACCGAGTAAAGATGGGTGGACGAAACGGCGTACAGCAGCCCCGTACCGGCAGCACACACACCGTTTACGGTGTCCGACGACCCGAACGTGAGGTTCTGGACGATGCCGTTGAGAGTCGCCTGACCCTCAATGGTGGTGTCGATGTTCGAACCTACGTAGTAGCGGCGGGCCTTGTCTTTGTCCTCGTCCGCCGGCCGCCAGAACAGCTGGCCATCACCCAACGACCAGTCGTTCTGGTTAGCCGTCAGCCAGAAAGCCTGCTGGTTGTCGCCGTAGGTTCCCGAGACGTTCTGCCGCTCGAGGAATGTAGGGGTGGCGTAATAGATCGCACGGTGCGTACGGAAAGGAATGTTCGGGGCCAGCGAATCCAGAAGCAGAAACCCGGTGCCGTCCACAACAATGTCGTAGCGGCCCGGAACGTCAGAGGCGGACGCCACCTACATCACCCGAACGATATGCCGGGGAAGGCTCGGCATGGGCTGTGCCGCCAGGCGAAGCTGGAACCTCTGCAACAGCATGTTCGCCGTCGCTGAAATCACACCCTGGCGCGGCGGGGCCTGTGAGTCATCCTGCGGGCCGGCGTCGGCGCGCACCCTGACAGCCTCCGCCATCATCAGACACTGGCTGGACGCATACAGGACTGGGAGATCGCCGTTGTCCCATGCAGGCCACTGGGCGTCAAGAGTGTCCGTGACCGCTGTGAAGTTCGGGAACGGCCCGAAGCCGTAACACCGCAGCGTTCCCTGGATCGGAGGGGTGGCGAACTGGATGATCGGGGTCGCGCCGCGCTTCACCCGCCAGGCATCAAGCCGGTAAAAGTACGGCGACCCGGACTCTTGAGTTTCAAGACCAGACAGCCACGTCAAA